TCGTTGTCCAGCGCCCAGACCAGGGTCGGCAGGCGACCGCCGCGCAGGCGCGCCAGCTCGACCAGGGACTCCTCGGGATAGGCGTTGCTGCTCATGGCCGAGACGGCGGCCAGGCCGTGGTGGCGCAGGGCGATGGCGTCGAAGATGCCCTCGACGATCCACAGCTCGTTCACCTGCTGCAGGTCCAGGTCCGGCGGGCACCACCAGACGCCCTTGTAGCTGGCGCCGGGCTGGAAGCGGGCCTTCTGCTTGCCGAAGCGCGCCGGGCGATCGATCAGCCGCTCCCAGTAGCCGCCCTTGGCCAGGGGAAAGCGCACCGTGGCCGAGCCGAGGCCCTGGGCGCGATCCCAGTAGGTTTCCTGGCTGTACCAGCCCTTGATCAGGCCCAGGTCGAAGCCGCGGGCGAATTGCAGGTAGCCGTCGGCGCTGGCGGCCGGAGCGCTGGCGCTGGGCTTGAAGCGTTCGGACCAGTCGTCGAAGAGGTCGGCGAACAGCTCCTTGACGTGCCAGCTCTGGCCGCACTTGGCCTCGCGACCGCACTTGACCACCCAGGGGGCGTCGGCGTCGGTGAACAGCTCGCGCTGGTGGCAGGCCGGGCATTCGCCCTTGCGCAGGTAGTGGGTACCGGGGCTGAGCCTGAGGCCGAGCTCGCGCTCCAGGCGCGGCAGCAGGTCGGCGCGCAGTTGCGGGTCCATGGCGTAGCGCGTCAAGAGAGCACCTGCACGTCCGGGGTCAGGTCACGAGCCAGGCGTAGCGCACCGTGCTGCTGGCGTTCGGCGTCGTGGGCGAGGATCTGGAAGCTGCGGGCGATCTCGCGCAGTTGGGCGCAGCTATAGGCCTGCTGCACCTGCAGCAGCGGCAGGTTGAAGACGATCTGCGGCTGCCGCTGTGCGTCGCGGGACAGGGTGACGTCGAGGAACAGCTTCACGGGTGCTTCTCCAGGTGGCGCAATTCGTCGCGCAGGGCGCGGGCGGTGCCGGCCACGGCGGCCAGGGCCGGGTGGTCGTGGTGGATGCGCCAGCGCCGCAGAGGGCCGGCCGGAACCGTGCGATAGCGGTCGTCCCACCAGTGCTCCTGCAGGCCGATGCGGTACTGGGCGGCCAGCCAGCGCAGATAGGCGCGGGCCTCGGCAGGACTGAGCTGGAGCGCTAGGCAGAGGTGCTTGGGCATGGTTTCTCCCTCGGGCGGACGCAGCTCGCCCCTACCCACGCAAGCGGGCATGCAGCGGCGTCAGGGCGGGTGGTTTAGCGGCGTGCGGGTGTTTCGATCAGCGCGGCGCAGATCTCCGCTACCGGGATGCGGTAGCGCTGGCCGTGCGGATCGACCAGCACCAGGTGGTGGGCGCCGCTGGCCGCCAGGTCGAGCCAGGACCCCTGAGCGGGGGGCTGGGCCGGCCGCCGGCGGCGGAAGCCCGGCGGGGTGAGGTCGTGGCGGGTCATGCGTCGGGCTCCTCCAGCGGGTCCAGCAGGTCCTTCTGGTTGCTGGTCATGCGGCTGGCCTGGGTGGCGGCGCGCTTGAGGCGCGACGGTGCCAGTGGCAGCACCAGGCGTGGCGCCTCCAGGCCCGAGGGGCTGAGCTGGTAGTCGATGGTCTGGGTACCACCGAAGGTGGCGCCACAGGCGAGGTTCTTGCACTGATACCAGAGCGAGCGGAAGCAGGGGGTTTCGCCCTTGCTGCAACGGATCACCAGCGGGCCGTTGCAGGCGGGGCAGACGAGGCGGAATTCACTCATGGCGTACTCCTGGCAGGATCGGGATGGACGGGGCCGTCGCTCGCCGGCGTGGCCGGCTTGATACCCAGCAGCACGGCACTGCGATGGGCCTCGCCACGCAGGCACTTTTTCTGGCCGTTGAGCACCGCGTAGACGGTGCTGGGGCTGAGTTGGTGGCGCAGGGCAAACGCCTTGACGGAAATACCCTGCATTTCCAGGCGTTTTCGCGCCTCTTTGCAGGCTTGCTCGGTGGCATAGGTGTCGGCCATAGTTAACATTCGTGTGATTTGAAGTGATTAAGGTGAACCATATTCAACGTTTGTTGGATAGTCAATCGCCTTAGGGAGGCTTTTGTTGAAAATCGGTGATCGATTACGGCTCGAGCGCCTCCGGTTGGGCCTGAACCAGGCCGACTTTGCGGCCCTGGCGGGCGTGACCAAGACCAGCCAGTTCAACTACGAGAAGGGCGAACGCAGCCCGGATGCCAACTACCTGGCGGCGTTGCAGCCCCATGGGGTGGATATCCATTTCGTGGTCACGGGGGAGGCGTTGCCGGTCGCCGAGTCGGCGCTCTCCAGCCTGGAGACCGAGCTGCTCGGTTATTTCCGGGGGATGTCCGAGGGCAGTCGGGAAGCGGTACGGCGTATGGCCTTCGCCATGGCGGTGGCCGATGGCGCCCTGGATGCCGGCGTCAAGTGAGGGGGCCGCCTGGCCTCATCCAGGCTGGGTGACGGGCCGGCAAGCTTTTGCGCAACAGCGACGAGAAGCACTTGGCGATTCGCATCACAAAAATGTACTGTATTCACATACAGTGTTTTTTGGAGCCAGCGACCGATGGAACAGGCGCGTTTGACACCCCTCTGGCATGAGCGACAACCCGTGCTGCTCCCTACTCGCTTCGAGTTGGAGCTGGTCCAGGCGTTTCGCCAGCTGTCCTGCAGCGATCAGCTGCTGCTGTGCCGCCTGGCGCACAGCCTGCAGCAGGTACAAGGTCCCCTCCTGCCGCGGGCCGATCTACCGGCCACTGCGCCGCGCTTCCTACCCCGTCCGCATTGAGTCCACCCGGACTCGTCCTGCTCTTGCCCTGGTCCCCGCGTCGGTCTCGCCCGCGCGTGCTTGCCCTCAGGGATTCTGGCGTTTCTCGATATTGGCCCATTCGCGCTCGGCAGCCCTGATTGCCGCCTCCTGGCTGGCGTAGAGGTTGGCTAGCTTGCGCGGACGACGCGGGTCACCGCGGCTGACCGTGCGCTCCTGGCCGGTGGCGGGATCCCGGTAGTAGGCCAGCACCCCGCTGTAGCGCGCGATGCCATCGTCCGCCACGTCCTCGACCAGATCCGGCTCGAACGGCTGCATCATCTCCAGGCCGTTGATCTGGGTGGTGAAGCCCTCGCTGGTGTTGAGGCTGTGCTTGATGTCGCCGCCGTACCAGGTGATGTCGTCGATCTCCTGCTTGATCCCGAGCAGGGTGTAGGTGAGCTCGGGGATCAGGTCCGCCCGGCCCAGGGCCAGCTGGTAGGAGAGGGTGGCGGTGCCGCTCTGCAGGCGTTTCCACTGGGCATCGGCACTCTTCTGCGCTTCCACGGCATTGGCGTAGGTATGGCGGATGTCGAAGAGTTTCCCGCCCTTGGGATCGCCAGCGGTCACGGTGGTGCGCTCGGCCTTGTCCACGTCGTAGTAGCGCGCGCGCACTCCGTCATGGGGATTGGTGAGCAGGTAGTTGTGCTGGTCGCCGTCGCGGCGGGTGAGGATCACATGGGGCAGGGCCAGACCGCTGGTGGTCTTGCCGCCGCCATTGGCCAGGAACAGCAGGGTCCCGGCCTTGATGGTGGCCACCGCGCCGTATTGCTCGCCCAGGCGGCCGAGCAGGTTGGCGTCGGATTCGTTGGCCTGGTCCAGGCGCAGGATCGGCGTGGCGGCCAGGCTCGGGGTGACGGCCAGCTTGATGCCCTGGCGGGCGGCCAGGATCTGCAGGACGGCGCCCAGGGTGGTGTCGCTGTAACTCTGGCTGCGCTGGGTCTTGAAGCCCTTGCTCACGTCGGCGCTGCGGGCGCGCAGGCTGAGCTGGTCCGGCGCGCCGCTGTGGCCGATCTCCTCGATCAGGTAGCTGCCCTTGTCGATCAGCTCGTCGTTCCAGCCGAGCGCCAGCTGGAGGGTGGCGCCGAGGGGCGGCAGGGTCAGCCGGCCGTCGTGGTCGGAGAGCTTCAGGGTCAGTTCGTCCAGTTCCAGGCCGCGCTTGTCGGTCAGCTCCAGGTTGATGAGGCGTGGCGCGAGCCGGGCGCTGATGTCCTTGCCATCGATCAGCAGGCGGTAGCGTGGCTGCGGATAGTCGGCGCGGTTATCCGCCGGCTGGACCAGCGGACGCATCTGGCCGGTGGCCGGGTCGAACATCTGGCTGATCATAGGAGCTTCCGCAGCAGGCCGTTGGTGGCCGCCAGGGCGGTGCCGAGGAATTCGGCGGCCTGGTTGTCGTCGATGCGCTTGAGCACGAGGGTGAATTCGATGCGCCGGGCGGCGCCGTCGGCGAAGAACAGTTTCTTGGTCTCGTTGATGCTCTCGATCACCCAGAGGCCGTAGATGCGCCCGGTGCCCTCGATCAGCGGCCAGGCACCGCCGGTGCTGGCCATGAGGCGCAGCACGTCGAGGCTGATGGGCGCGCCGGCCAGCTCGGGCGCGAGCCAGCCGGGCAGGGTGATGGTGTCGTCGCCCTTGCCGACGAACTGGCGCGCAGGTTGGGCACCGACGCGCTTGGTACTGGTGTGGGTGTAGGCGGTGTCGCGCTTCAGGCTTTCGTAGGCCAGGGTGTAGAGGCTGAAGACGAAGGTGCCGAGGGCCATCATCATGGTGGTCAGTTCCAGTCTTGGAGGCTGCTGCGGGCGCGAGCGGCCTGGTCGGCCTTCTCGCGGGCTATCTCGCTGCGTACCAGGGCGGCGATCTGCTGGGCGTCCGCGTTGGCCGGGGCGTTGATGGTGATGTTGAAGGCGTCGTTGCTGACCGGGGCCATGGCGGCGGCGCTGGTCAGGGGGGGACGGTTGTCGATGGTCAGGGGCGCGCCGATCCCGGGGAGCGGGTCGGCGGCCGTGTTCGTGGCCAGGATGCCTTTGCTGGCAAGGCGTTGCGCGCTGGCCAGTTGCGGCAGGGTCGTGTCGACGCCACTGGAGAGTTTCGCCGGGGCAGGGCTGGTCAAAGGGGGCCGCTCGCTATGCGGGAGAGGTGCAGCGATCCCGGGGAGTGGGGTAGTCGCCGTGCTTACGCCCATGGCGACGGCCGCGGTGAGGCCCTTGCCAGTCTTGAGCTTCGTCAACAACGTACTGTTATCCGCCCCACCACTGGCCCGGTCGACGAGTAGGCTGACAGGGGCGGTGTTCGCTTGAGGGCTCAAGGTTGTCTTGAGCTTCTCCCAGCCGCTAGAGGCGGACTTCTTCAAGGCTTCCCATGCCCCGACTACTTTTTCCCAGTTGGCATAGATCAAGGCACCGCCCCCGGCTAGGGCAGCGACCACTGCTACCACCGGACCGAGTGGCAGGGCGAGGAGAAAACGCAGCCCATTGGCGACAATGGAAAGGGCGCCGCTACCTACGCTAGCCAGGACTTCCAGGCTGCCAGTGAGCAGGGGGAGCGCTCGGGCGCCCAGGCTGCTCAAGGCACCGAACGTTTCGGAAAAGGCCACACCGGCCAGGCTCAGCATGCTCCTGACCAGTAGGAAGGGGGTGATGATACCGACCAGGCCCATGGCCAGCGCACCGAAGGTAGCGGACAACACGCTCGCGCCTGCAGCGAGACTGATCAGGAAGGCGCCGGCATTGGGGTTGTCCTGCAACCACCCGTTAACCTTCTCAAGAACCTGGGCGACGATTTCCAGCGCCTTGACGTAGGTGGGCAGGATGGTCTCGCCCAGTTGCCGGTACAGATCGGCCTTGCGTGCCTGCAGCTCGAGCTCCGCGCCTTCAGGCGTTTTTTGCGCCTGGGCGACCAGGCTATCGATACCCGCGGCGCCCCGCGTCTTGGCGGCACTTTGGTCGAGTTGCGCGCGCTGCTGATAGATCTGAGTGAAGAATTCGGCACCGGCCTGATCGGGCAGGATGGTGCGGATGGCGTCGAGGGTCTGGCGATCGCCGGTGATGCCCTTGGCCTTGAGTGCGGGCAGCAGGACCTGTTGCAGCCAGGCAGCCTGGTCTTGGGCGAACAGGTCGCCGCCCTTGAGCGCGCCGGCGTCCAGGGTGGCGTGGGTGCCATTGGTCTTGACCCGACCCGGATCGACCAGGCCCAGGCTCTGCAGCTTGCTCGCCGCCGCGGCGGTGGTACTGCCTTGGTAAAGGTTGCGGTAGCTGGCCAGCAGACCATTACCCACCTTTTCGCCACCCAACTGTTGCACCAGCGGCTCGAGGCGGTTGTAGAAGGCGTCGGCGTTCAGACCGCGCGCGGCTTGCCCGCCTTTCTCCAACACCTTGAGCCATTCCGGCGCGGCGACTCTCCCTTGGGCGTTGGCCAGGGTCTGCTGTACGGCGTCGGCCTGCTCGTTGAAGCCGGCTTCGTCCTTCAGATTACCGCGGGCGGCGATGACCGGCAGCATGGCAGTGAATTGGGCGGACTTCGCGGCCCCTTCGTCCTTACCGTAAAGGGCCTGGTTGGCCACCTGGAGTTTGGCCAGGGTGGGCGCGGCCAGTTTGGCCTGGCCAATGTCGCCGAAGGCGGCCAGGGCTTGACGCAGGGCGCGCAGGTTTTCAGTGGTGCTGGAACCATCGACCTGCATGGTCTTGGCTTGCTCGATGGCCTGGCTGGGAACCTGGTCGCCGAGGTTGAGGGCCGCGATACGGTTGGCTTCCTGGTTGAAGCGTTTGGCTTCTTCTACAACGGGCGTCAGCATGCCGAGGCTCTGCTCGACGGTAGCAGAGCCCATCTCGCGCAGGGCGGACAGGCGCTCCGCGCCTTTGTCCAAATCCTCGCGGCGTTTTTCAGCGGCTGTCTGAGTAGGCGCCTGGGAAGCTCCCAGGCGCTGTTCGATGCGCTTGATGGAAGCCAGGATCTCTCTCAAGTCGGATGGCATGCTGCGGGTCTGGGTATCATTCGCCATCGGGAGCGGCTCTCGTGCGGGCGCGTTCGCGCCAGTCCATCAATTCGGCCAGGCCCATCGCATCGAGCTGGTCCAGTGGCCAGTGGAAGGTGATGGCGAGGTCCGCCATCACGTCCTCTACGTGGCGGGGAAGAGCGCCGCCTTGTCGGACTTCTTCAGCAAAAAACCGACGATCTTCCCGCCCAGGTCGACCAGGTCGGCCGGGTCCAGGGCA